AAGCGGCGGCAACAACACGAACAGCTTCCACTTTGCCGGTGTCACGCAGACCGTGGCGCTGTGGTATCTCTACGGCAACGGCACGACCTCCTACACCTCTGACATCCGCGTCAAAAAGAACGTCACGACGACCCGCGATGGCTATCTGGAGGACGTTTGCAAGCTGCGCGTGGTCAAATACAACTGGTACAACGACAGCGACGACACACCGCGCGAACTAGGCTTCATCGCGCAGGAAGTGGAGCAGGTGTTCCCCGGCCTCGTGCAAGACGCCCTACACCCGACCAAGGACGGGGAAATCCACAAAGTGCTGAAGGGCAGTGTGATGATGCCAATTATGCTAAAAGCCCTTCAGGAAGCCAGCGCCAAGATCGACGCTCTCACCGCCCGCGTGGCACAACTCGAAGGGAACTAAGTCATGACCGTTACCAACACTTGGACCGTTGTCCAGATGGACGCCTACCCCGAACTCGACGGCGAGACTGACGTGGTCTTCACCGTCCACTGGACGCTGACCGGCACCGATGGCACTTACACCGCTGGCGTCTACGGCTCTGTCGGCGTGACGGTTGACCCGGACGCTCCATTCACGCCCTACGCCGACCTGACGCAAGAGCAGGTGATCGGCTGGGTGCAGAGCGCGCTGGGTGCAGAGCAGGTTGCCGCCTACGAAGCCAACGTCGCCACGCAGATCGCTGACCAGATCGACCCGCCTGTCGTGACCCCGCCGCTGCCGTGGGGCGCGTAACATGGAACTGACGCTCAAGCTGACCGTTGACGAGATCAACGCCGTCTTGCAGACGCTGGGCAACCTGCCCACGTCCTCTGGCGCGTGGCCGCTCGTCGTCAAGATCAAGACGCAGGCCGAGGCGCAGGTCGACGGTCAGCCCGAGGTTAAGCTCCACGACGATGATTGAGTAACTCGTCAGCCGGGTGTTCTACGTCTGAACGCGGGTGACGGTCTTAGCGCCGTGACACGCGGTCAGATTTCGTGATAGTGACCGTCTACCAGTTTCACGCAGCGGGAGGCTGTTTTGGCTAACGTAAAGATCACGGACCTTACTGCAGCGGCCACGCCGCTCGCCGGCACTGAGCCATTAGAAATCGTTCAGGGCGGTGTCAGCCGTAGGGCAACCGCCTCTGACATCGCGGCGTCAGCAACAAACGTGCGCACTGTCGCCACGGGTGGCACGGGCGCGTCAACGCTCACGGGCTACGTCAAGGGCAACGGCACCTCCGCGTTTACAGCAGCAGCGACAGTGCCATTCGCCGATCTGGCGGGTCGCGCGTTCGCTCAGCCTTCGAGCACCACAGATCAGACCGGCAACGTGGCAGCCGGCACCGCTGTGACGTTTAATACCGACCTGACCGGCACTGGGATCAGCGTCGTGGCCAGCACGCAGATCACGTTCACGGCTGCTGGCACGTACATGCTGGCACCGTCGATTCAGTTTAAGAACACCGACTCGAACGATCACGACGTAACCGTCTGGTTCCGCAAAAATGGCACCAATATTGCGAACTCAGCTACGATTGTCAACGTTCCAAAGGCTGCTGATGGCGGCGCTTCTATTTTTAGCCTGAGTTTTTTTGATGCGGTCACGGCGGGTCAGTACATCGAGATTATGTGGTTGCCGGAGAACATCGCTGTAACGATTGATTTTATCGCAGCTGGGGCAATCGCGCCTGCTATTCCGTCTATTATCCTTCCCGTTGTGCGAATCGCCTGATGATCGAGGAGCTCATCTCCCGCGTGTTTTACGCGCGCAATCTGGCACACTTTGAGCACTGGCGTGCGAAGGGCGAAGGCAGCTTCGCCAAGCACATAGCGCTGGGTGAGTTCTATGACGGCGTGATCGACGCTATCGACCCGCTCGTCGAGGCGTATCAGGGTGCATTCTCGCTGATCGGGGCTATTCCGGCGCCGAAGCAGACCATGAGCGATAGCCTGAAGTGCCTTGAAGCTGACGCCAAGTGGATTGAAGAGCATCACGAAGAGATCTGCAAGGGCAACCGCGCCGTTGCTAATCGGATCGACAACGTGACGGGGGTCTACTTCGATGCCATCTATAAGCTTAAAAACCTCAAGTGACGGTGAGATGAGATGGCTGAAATAGACGAAACTGAAGCCCGCCTGCAAACACACGAGGCTGTCTGCGCCATCCGTTACGAAGGGCTGTGCGCTCGACTGAAACGGTTGGAAAACATTGGTATTGGCGCTGCCGGTTCTATCATCGCAATGCTGGTGACGATTATATTTAGAATTGGCTGATGACTAAGCGCAAAGTAAGTTGCGCCACTATGTCATATAACTAAAACATTTCTGTGCATTAGACTATATTGCAGCACGCCCGATCTAGGAGAAAGAGCCGTGGCCGCGCGCAAAGACACAATCTCCGACAACGTTTTGATAGAGGCGTGGGAGCGTTGCAATTTCTCTCCAGCCGCCGTTGCCAGAGAGCTTGGCACGTCGGAGCGAAACATCTACGCCCGACGCAATGCGCTGATCTCCAAGGGCATCGAGTTGCCCACCGTCAAGGCGTCCACATCGCCCATCAGCCGATCAACGTATAAAAAAGTGATCAACCGCGAAATCAGTGATGGTGTCGTCGTCGTCGGCTCCGATGCACACATCTGGCCCGGCCCTGACACCATCGCCCTCAAGGCCTTGCTGATGGTGACCGCCGACCTCGGTAAAACCGTGCGTATGCTCGTCGCTAACGGCGACTGGCTAGACGGCGCATCAACTAACCGCCACGACCCGCACGGCTGGCAGCACCGACCGACAGTAAAAGAGGAAATCGACTGCGTCACTGACGCACTGCACCGCTGGCGTATGGCGGCTAAGCCTGCGCGCACAAGCGTGGAGTCGATCTACACGGTCGGCAATCACGAAGTCAATTTCGAGCGTCGCATCGCCACTCAGGCGCCAATGTACGAGGGGCTGCCGGGCCTGCGCCTGACCGACCACTTTCCCGAGTGGGACATTACATGGTCATGCTGGCTGAACCGCGCCAGCCAACATCCGGTCATGGTCAAACATAGGCAGGCCACCGGCGTACACGCCGCCTACAACAACACGCTTAAAAGCGGTGTCTCTATGGTCACCGGCCACACGCACGTCCTCGAAGTAAAACCTTGGGGCGACTATCGCGGCCGCCGCTGGGGCGTGCAGACAGGTACGCTAGCGGTGCCCACTGGGCCGCAGTTTGAGTATGCCGAGAACGGCTACACGCCCGCCTGCGCTGGTTTCGCGGTGCTCACATTCAAGGACGGGCGGCTGCTGCCGCCAGAGATATGCGAGGTGATTGAGGGGCGTGCAATGTGGCGCGGGCAGGTTGTGATCGACGACCACGCCGACTATCTGGCCGAGCAGGAGGTGACGCCGTGAGCAGGTTGAAGCAGGCGTTGAAGAACCTGCGCGTTGCGTATGAGGCGCGAGACGCCGCCTTGGAGCGCGTCGCCGCCGCCACCTATGCTGAGTTTGCGGCAATTGTCACCCAATACCAAAACGAGTATAAAGAAGCCCTACGACAAAGCGGGGAGGCCGGTGATGCGATGGATGACTGAAGCGCACCGCCTGATCGGCACCCGCGAGGTGCCGGGCGCGGGCAACAACCCGGTGATCATGAGCTGGGGCAACCGCCTCGGCGCGCGTGTGCTGGGCATCGCCTATGGTGCCGACAGCGTGCCGTGGTGCGGTTTGTTTGCTGCGCACTGCGTTACGCAGGCCGGCCTCAAGCCGCCGTCCGTCGCCATCCGCGCCAAGGCTTGGGCGTCGTGGGGCGAGGGGCTGTCGCTTGTAGCTACACGTCCGCCGCTGGGCTGTGTCGCCGTATTCAGCCGCAATGGCGGCGGGCACGTCGGATTTGTTGAGAGTGTCAACCGCGACGGCTCGTTCAATATTCTGGGCGGCAATCAGGGCGACGCCGTCAGCGTGCGCCGGTTTGACCGCAAGCGCCTCATTGCACTGCGCTGGCCGAGGGGCGTGGCGTGGCCGCTGCAGGCACCGTGGGCTGCCGTCCCGGCGGCTGACACGTCGGGTGAGGGTTGATTTTCACTAAGGAGGACTGACTATGGTTGATTTCGTTTTGAAGCGTCTGCGCGAGCCGAGCACCTACGCTGGCTTCGCTGGTCTGGCTGCCGCTGTCGGTATCGCTGAACCTCTGTATCAAGCCATCGCTGCTGTAATCATGGCCGCTACCGGTTTGGCCGCCGTCGTGATGTCCGAGAAGAAATAAGCGTGAAGCTCCTTACGTCCCTGCTCAGCGTATTTGCCGCTATACTCACGTGGTGGAAACAACGCGCGCTCGTCGAGCAGGGGCGTAAGGAAGCTGCGATGGACGCTATAGTGGAGGTCGAGGCCCGTGTTGAGAAAGCTGAAGCCGCTGTGGCTACTCCCGATCCTGTTCGTGACGAGCGCCTGCGTAAGCGGTTCGACCGCGCCGCTGGTGGTCAGTGACTACTGCCGTATAGCCAAACCTATTGGCTACGACAGCAGGGTTGACAGCGCCGAGACGATGAGGGCAATTGAGGCACACAACTCGGCGTGGGTGTGTGTGTGCGAATCAGATTGCCCCGCTAGTAAGCCGTCCTAAAAGTGGTATAAGGTCACATCATGGCCACAGCAATGACCTATACCAGTCTACTGAACGACCTCCGGAACTATCTGGAGCGCGGGGCTACGTTCGCGACTGATCCATCTGTCTACCTTCAGTTGCCCAGCCTGATCGGCCTTGCCGAACGCCGCCTTGCCCGCGAACTGAAGATTCAGGGCACCGTCACTGTGGTATCGTCGACCATGACGGTGGGAACGCCAACCTACCCCAAGCCGGATCGCTGGCGTGAAACTGTCAGCATCCGCGTTGGCACGGGCACCGGCTACAACACGACGCAGGAAATCTTCCCGCGCGCGTATGAGTATATGCGTCAGTACTGGCCGAACCAGACCCTGACCGGGACGCCGCGCTTTTACGCGGACTATGATTATTCGCACTGGTTCTTTGCGCCCACGCCGAACGCCGCGTTCCCATACGAAATCATCTACTACGAGCTTCCGCCGCTGCTCGGCGACGACCTCCAAACGAACTGGTTCACGGAATATGCGCCGAACGCGCTGCTTTATGCCTCGCTGCTGGAGGCCGCGCCGTTCCTGAAGAACGAAGAGATCATCCCGATCTGGCAGGGCTTCTACGACCGGTCCATCGCCGCGCTCAATGGCGAAGACATTCGTCAGATTGTTGATCGCGGCATCGTCCGCAGGGAGGACTAAGGCGTGCCGAGTTTCACAAACACTTTCGGCGGCACGAATATCTATTCGGCCAACCCCAGCTATCGCGCTGTTGCTCTCACCGCAAACGTCACCCTGACGTGGCCGACTGAGGTTGCCTCCAACACCGATGTCGTTGCCTCGATCATGGACGTCACCCCTTCGGCGGGCGGCTTTACGATCCGCATGCCCGACGCCTCTCAGGCTTCGGTTGGCGAGACGGCCCTGTTCTTCAACCCGGGAGCCTTCACGTTCATCGTTGCCGACAATAGCGGCAACACGCTTGCGTCGATTGCGGCTGGGCAAAGCTGGCAGCTGTATCTGACAAACAACGCCACAGTGAACGGTTCGTGGCGCGCTCTGGCCTATGGCGTTGGCTCATCCGCTATCAACGCCGCCTCTCTTGCCGGCTTGGGCATCAAGGCAATCGGCGCGACGTTGAATCAATCCATTGTGGTTGATGGGCTTAATTCCAATTTTACCATTGGCGATTCCGACCGTTCCAAGATGTTCCTGTGGACAGGCGGCGCTGGCACGCTGACGCTGCCTGTGGCCTCCACAGTTGGTAATGATTGGTTCTGCCAGATTCGTAACGGAGGCACTGGCGCCATTACCGTTCAGGGGCCCGGTGGTGAAACCATCGACAACGGCGCGTCACTGATCATGAATCCGGGTAGCAGTGCGTTCTTCGTTTGCGATGGCTTGGAATTCTACACCCTTGGACTCGGCCAGTCGGCTGAGTTCACCTTTGACTACATCTCGATCAACCTGACTGGTGAGACGAGTCCTTATGTGCTGTCTGGGGCGGAACTGAACCGGATTTCCTATCAGTTTAGCGGCACGCTGTTGGCGAATATGCAGATCGTCGTGCCCGCTACTGTGCAGCAATACTGGGTCGATAACAACACGAGCGGCGCTTACACGTTTACGGTAAAGACGGCTGCGGGCTTGGGCGTGACCTTGAATCAGGGCTCGCGGCAGATCCTGTATTGCAACGGCACCGATGTTATAAGCGCTGATACCGGCGGCATCGCTATCCCGTTGACAGTGGCTCAGGGCGGCACCGGCTCTACGACGGCAAACGGAGCCTTGGTCAATCTCGGAGGAACCTCTCTGGGCATCACCGTGTTTACCGCAGGAGCGCCTAACAACGTCTGGGCCGCGCTTGGTCCTGCGCCATCTGGCACAGTCGATGGCGGTTCCTTTTAATGCTTGTCCCGGTCAACGTCAGATCTGAGGCCGGCATCAAACGAGACGGCACGAGGTTCGAAGGGAACTTCTACGTCGACGGGCAGTGGGTGCGGTTTCAGCGCGGGTTGCCGCGAAAGATCGGCGGCTACAGGCAGATCAGCAATTACTCGTCTGGCATAGTCCGGCAGATTCACACTCTGGGCTTGAACAACTTCGCCTACACGCACATCGGCCATCAGCTTGGCGTGCAGCGGTTTACGATTAACGTAGATGGCAACACCTCTGCGCCCGTCGACCGGACGCCAACGACGTTTGTCGAGAACTTTAACTACAACTGGATGTTCGACGCCATGTTCGATGGCGCGGGAGGGGGCAACGTCATTATTGCCCATGCCTCGGACACCTTGATGGACATCACCAGCGACGCAAACTACGTTGCCTATATCGGAGACGCATACGGCACCGCCATCCTGACGCCAATTCCAACGGCGGGCGTGTCTGGCGGCGTTGTGGTACTGCATCCATATCTGTTTATGTTTTCGTCCGACGGCTACGTGAAGTGGTCAGACGTGAACGACCCCACGAATTTCACGAGCGGTGACGCTGGCGACGCGTTCATCACGGCCTCGAAGATTGTCAAGGGCCTGCCATTGCGTGGCGGCGGCCAGAACCCGGCTGGGCTTTTCTGGTCGCTCGATAGCCTGATCCGTTGCTACTACACTGGCGGCTCTGACGTGTTCGCGTTCGACACGATTAGCTCGCAGATTAGCATCCTCGCCGTCAACAGCGTGATTGAATACGACGGCATCTACTTCTGGATCGGTCGCGACCGGTTCATGATGTATAACGGCGTCGTCCGTGAAGTGCCTAACAATCTGAATATAAATTACTTTTTTGAAGGTCTTAACGTAAACTACGCCAATAAGATCTTCGCCTACAAAGTCCCTCGCTACGGCGAAATCTGGTGGTGCTACCCGCGCGGCGATGCCACTGAATGCACCCATGCGGTGATCTATAACTTCCGCGAGAATACGTGGTATGACACCCAGCTTCCGAACAGTGGGCGCTCTGCCGGCTTGTATGCTCAGGTGTTCCCGTCGCCTATCTTGGCTGGCGTCGATCCAATTCTGCTGCCCCCTGCTGATACTCGCATTACGGAGGGTGGCGACATCCGCATTACGGAGGATGACAACACGCGGGTCGTCGATAACGGATTCACGACGTATAAGATTTGGCGTCACGAGTTTGGCGTAGATGAGATCGATGGGCCGTCCGTGAATGCGGTCGAGAGTTTCTTCGAGACCGGGGACATCGCGCTGATCATCTGGGATCCGCCGAAGAACCGGGCAATCCACGTCGAGATGATGGAGCCTGACTTCGTGCAAGCTGGGGAGATGACGGTTCAGATCACGGGCCGGATCAACGCGCGGGCGCCTGAGGTTGCGGGTCTGTTGCGCGCGTTCCCGGCTGTGGCGACGGAGAAGTACGAGCAGCAGGTGTTCTTCAAGGAGCAGCGCCGCGAACTGCGCTTCCGGTTTGCCTCGAACACGGTGGGTGGCGATTTTCAAATGGGGCAGATCATCGTACACATCGCGCCGGCTGATGGCAGGTATCAAAGCTGATGGTCAACATTGTCACAACCACCATCGATCCGCGTATCGTTGACAACGTGGTGGAGTGGGCGGACTATATGTTCCCCTCCATCGAGGATTTTGGCGTGGCCGTTCGCCTCATGGATGAAAGAGATTGGAAAAGCTGGGCCTCTGGGTTATCGAGTATCTCAACACTGGCGGCTCTTGGGATCCCGAGCGCGTACCAGTTTGACGATTGGCGTGAGTGGGCCATGCGTTTCAATGATGTGATCAGTCAGGGATCGTAGGACGATGGCTCGACGGTTTTATAATGAGCAAGAGCCTGATCTCTACGAGGATCAATTCGGCAGCTTTTATTACGACCCCTACACGGGCGAGTTCGTTAGCATCCCCGCTACGTCTGGCATCGGTGCGCCTGAAGTGGCGTATTACGATCCCGCGCCTGTGCAGACGTATTACGATTCTGAACAGACGTACTACGATCCCGGGCCCGAGCAGACGTATTACGATCCCGCGCCCGTTTATTACGATCCTGCGCCTGCTCCGACGTATTACGACCCTGCACCCGTGTATTATCCGCCTGCGCGTGAGTCTGAAGAGACGTATTACGATCCCACGCCCGTGTATTACGAGCCGCCACCGCCACCGCCCGTGTATGTTGCGCCGCCACCGCCACCGCCCGCGCCGGAGCCCGCCCCTGCGCCGGTGTATTATCCACCTGCACGCGAATCGGCGGAAACGTATTACGAGCCTGAGCCGGTGTATGTTGCACCTGCCCCTCCTCCGCCGCCTGCGC